CTGTAATAACTGGGCGTGCGGCTTCTACTGTAGGAGTAGCAGCCTCTGCCTTTGCTTCTTGTGGCGCTGTTGCTAAATCTTCCACAGGAGCCTCGCTTTCTTTAGTTTCGATTGGTGTCTCTGCTTCGTTTTCACTAGCAGCAACTTTAGTTACTTGCGCAGCCGCAAATGCTGGCGATTCCACCAGGCTTACTTCACGCAGGCTGGCGCTGGTTACATATAGATAATCTTTCTTCTGAATTGACTTGTTTACGTCAACTCCAACGGACAACCCGTCTATTAATTGTTCGCCCGCAAGTATTAAAGCGTCTTGGCCTTGCATGCTTGCGCTAATTTTGAATGATGCGTAAATGCCGTCTTCTGCCTGGTTAAATTTTTGCATTCTACCTATCGGGCGCTCTGCGCTGTGCTGCATAAGCATCTTGACCTTGCCTGGGTCGCCTATCTCGATTGAGCCTTTAGCAAAAACCACTTTACCTACAGAAGTATTACCTACTTCTTCAAATGGCACAATCTTGCCAGCGATTATCCTGCGCTCTGTATCGGCAGCTTCTACCTGGCTACTGAATGTAAGTATCATCTTCTGTTTCTCTTCCGTTAGGTGTCATGTTTTCCATTTCTTTAGCATCTTCAACATCTATCAAACCTAATGCCAACATTTTCTCTAATGCTTCTAAGCGTTTCATTGTGTCGGCACGTAAGAAGGACTCCTCGATTGCAAATTTAACAACATGGCCTCTTGGTGTAATATCGTCCATACTAAGTCTGTCCTCGATTGCACAAATAAACGGTTGCAAAGAATAAGCCACGAACTCTTTACGGCCGTCAATAATATTTTGATAGGTCATACTGTTATTCATGTCGGCGCTGATCATGTAGGCTGGCACGTTCATGGCCCTGCTGATTTGTGTGCAAAGGTACTGTTGCGCCTCGTTGTACATCATGTCTTTAGGTGAGAATCCTGTAGTTTCATAACTTAATGTGCTAGTTAAATATGCTGTTGATCTGTTTAGTCTGCTTTGCTTCCATTGAGCTAGTAATCCAGATACTTGTTGCTCTGGTAAATCTGCTCCCGTGTTCTTAATATAGCCAGAAGGCACGGGAGTTTGTGCAGATACGGCTGCAGCCTTTTCAATATCTAATGCGCTTTGAATAGTGCGAGCTGCGGTTTGTAATACGCCTTGCGTCAGGCCCTGGAATGTTATAAGAGAGCCAATACCCGACATGGGTGCTCTTTGTCCATCAATAAAGTATTCGTTAATCTCGGTGCCATATTTATCAGTTGTGAATGTAACTCTGTTATTAGCAATCCATTCAAAACGTGATGGTCTTAAGTCATCGGCATACAATTCCGTAACACGCCAATATGCTGTTCCGTAAAAGAGGAGGCTATCGACAGTCCAACTGATAGTGACGGATCGTGGCTGCCGATAGTCTGGCTGTTCTAACCAAAGAGGACTCCCCAGTACCTCACCACTTGACTTCTTGTAAAGTTTAAGCGGTAGATAAGAAACTACACCAGCTATTAAGTTTCTGCAACGGCTAACCGCTGGAACCTGCATGGCAAAGTTGCGATCTAAACCGCCAGGGAAATTACCGACACCAGTTGTAAACGAACCGTACCCGTAGGCCGTGTCCATAATGGCAGGGGCGTATTGCGCTTGGACAGATTCAGTTTTTTTATTTATACCCAAAGCAGACAATAGACCCATATCCACACAATATACCCAAAACGGACATTTAGTGCAAGTTAGACAATGATCTGGGCGGTTCGTTGTGGCTTAGTTAATTCACTTGCCACCATTGCCAGACTAATAGCCGCTGTGACATCGCCTGCGCTTTTTCTACGTATTATTCTCCAGCCAGCGTCGTTTGTTTTAGCTGCACAGTTATTTAAATGCTGCACCAGGTCTGCCTGTCCCGAATGTACTAGTCTGCCATTTGCCAAAGCATCAGATAGATCCGAACATGCCTGGTAAAACGCCTGGCCTGATACATCTTGCATCTTCCAACCGCTTTGCTCTAATTTGCTTGCCAAAGTTTGCGTGGCGTACTTGTCGTAGCAGATTATTGTCGGATGGTACTTGCGAGCCCACTCATTTATATCGCTTGCCATCCTTGTCTCATCCACAGCTACTTCGCTACTCCATAGTTGTGCTAAACCCACTGCAATCTTGCCCTCTTTCATCTGGCCCATTATCAAAGCGCCCGATCTTCTAGTCGGTGCAATATCAAATGCCATTATTGTTGCAGGGCCTACTGGTATTTCTAAACTACTATCGCTGCATGCTTCGATTGACCCATAGACCCAGGGACTGACAGCGCTATCTACCCATTGGCAAAGCATCTCAGTGCGGGTAGCCTCGACGCTATTAGTATTAACTGATTCTTCTAAAGTCTGCTCGGTTATTAAATGGCCCAGGGCGGGATTGGCCATAGTCCAGGCTTTGCGGTCGTGTATCTTGCAATGCTGCGGTGCGCTGTACTCGTAATAGCCTAGATTAGACGGCGGGTATGACATACAGCGTTCTTTAAGATCATTTAATACGCTGCTGAATCCGTCGCCCGCATTACTTGTCATTAAAGTCATGGCATTAGGTCTTGCACGGGTAACAGGCAATGCTGCGGTAAACGCTTCCTCAGACCATTCTCGAAGTTCGTCAAGATAAAGAAAATCAGCGGTCTTACCACGGGGCGCATCTCTTGTAGCTGCAGCGATCTCGTAGCGAGCGCCATTTAATAGTGCAATAGACTCCTGGCCGTTAGCCAATCTGATCTGGCGTACCTGTTTAGATAGGAACTCGTTATCTTCTATCGTATAAGCCACTTGCCTAAAGGTATCCAGGGCCATATTTCTATTAGAGGACATTCCAAGTACGTTTTTAGATCCCCACAGGAATAAATGGCTTAATATGAGCATGCGGGCTAGATGAGTCTTACCATTCTGACGAGCTACAAGAACGAGGGCCGATTTCTTCAAGAATGTCCCGCTAGCGTCTACAGATAGCAAATCATCAAGTACCCAGCGCTGCCAGGGGATAAGCGGCAGGTTTATTTTCTCAGCTAAGTCCGCTACCTCCTGCGCCTTGCTTGCGGTCTTTAATAATGGCGTGTGGATTCGTGGTTGGGTACTACCAATTAAAGCTAGCCCCCTTTTAATGGGGATTATTTCTGCATCATTACTCGTCACTTCGTAGCCCTTCTGGTCGGATAAAAGGTGAATCTGGGACCGAACTTACCGTACTAGGGAGAGATGAGCCTTGAAAGACAGGGGGGGTCGGCGTAGGGCTAAAAAAACGGTCCCCTTTAGCAAGGTTGCACGCACGACATATAGCCGCACAATTCAGTGGGTCGAACATATCACCGCCCTTTGAGCGTGGCCATATATGGTCCACCTCATTGGCCTCACTTCCGCATGCATAACAGATCCTGCCATCCCTGTCGAGCACCATAAGTCTTAGCTTCTTCCACTGCTGGCTACCCATTGCACGCTGATGCTTAGCCTTCTTGTTAACCACTAATGCCAGCCCTTTAGTTGCCAATGATTAAGTGCGTTACACATAGAGCCATATCTGTTGTAGTTATATTTAATACCCCATTCAACCTGTTTAAATCCGTCTACAGTAGCCAAGTACTTAGACCTGCCTTGTGGTATTCCATAATGTGAACCATTACGAGCATTAGGGTTCCACCTAGATTCATGGAAGTACAAAGTGTCTAAGCAGTAGAATTCATCTAAATTATTTAATTGTATAAATGCCCATTGTCTGTAATGGTTTGTCTTGTAATGATGAGCGGAATCAGCTCTTTCAAGGCTTAACATTTGTCCTACAAATACAGCGCACCCAACTAGCGTGCACCATGCGAGCCTTCCCCTACGGGGCTCGCCTTTTCGCCTTGAGGGCGAATGCGATCTAGAGCGTACCAGCGCAGTCAATAGCATTTAGCATAACCGCAGGTCAGACGGCGTGGCGAAGAATGGAATGATCTCATCTAGGTCTAACCACGTTTCTACGTAACCTGTAATCATCGGACCCTAGTGAAGTCGGCTTTCTTCATCGCTTGTAATGCACGGTCGCTCATGCCTACTAGAACGCAGCTCATGAATATACCTTTTAGGCCATCGGTCTTATGTACAAACTTTAATTTAGGCGGCAGCAAACAGATACCGTGCGCCTCGTTCCATAGCTTTACAAACGCATTAGATTTAGATACTTGTACCAACATGATGCCGTAGCCATGCGCCAAGAATTTATCGATAAACGGGCTCGGTTTGCTATATGGAGGATTACACCAAACAAAGCCATGCCAGGGCTGTACTAAGCCATCAGCCTCTAAATCGTAGTGATTCTTAGCTGGTAGCCACGGCACGCCACCTGTTGGCGCACACACGTCTAAATCGTAGGTTTCGCCCAAAGCATCAAATATCCACTCTGGCGTGTAATAATCATTGTTTTCTTTATAACCTGGCGAATTTACGCCTTTACTGAATGTAGCCACTATTTCTCCTTAATTAGTGCACAAGTGTGGCAGACCACGGTTATAAACTTCCAACTGCCACACTTATCGCATCGGACTATGTCCGAGTCAGGTATAGTAAGCGCCTCAGCTATATTTTTCACGCCGACACACCCACAGTCCATGCATTGATACGCTTTAAATCCTTCTGGCATGTCTAGCTGATCTAGCCACAAGAACTCGGTATTGCGTTTACAGCCGTTACACTTGAACTGTGCGTGCGTCATGGTAATATCCTTATTGCCTACAGTGGCATTGAGTACATACTAGGTAAATACCGTCTGTTAATAGTCTGTCGTCATTACAGCTAACGCAGCGGTCAGTTGATGGTGTCAGGGTTCTCTTATCGTTCTCTATTCGTAGGGTGAATCCTGAACCATCTTTTAGTTCAACGTATCCCATTATTCGCCTCCTTCCTGTTTAGGGAAATACCAGGCGCCAGTGGCATCTTGTTTAGCCCATACGGCATGTTCCTTAATACCGTCTTGGCACACGTAGCCGTAGTACGGCTTATTAGTTGTTTTAGTTTGGCCCGTTTTCAAAGCATGGCCAGCGTTGCAACATACCAACGGCGGTTTAGGTGCGCTAGGAACTACTACGCCATCTACCGCCCATTGAACAGGATTCTCTAGCTTGTTTTCTACACTAAAGGATTCACGCAGTACGTTTTCTACGGCCCTTGCCCTGGTGCCAGGTGGTGAGTAATTAGTTTGAGTTTTTACAACTCTAGCCATTTCTTCTCGACTTGGTCCATTCTTCTCAGTACCGATATTAGCTGCTTTAAAAGCAACCCCTCGAGCCGAAGTCTCACAATTTTCAAGCGCAAAATCACGATTGACCCCACGATCCGATATGACCTCTTTCGCATGACCTGTTGCGAATGGTTTTTCGTCACTTGCGTCCCTAAATAATTCACATACCACAATGACTCGAGTGTCTGACTCCGAGATAATCTTCGTTCGTACTGCTCCATTTTTGTACCTTTCCCAGAAAATGTTGGACCGTTCTTGCACGGTGGTGTAATCGTCTAAATTAAACGCCATCTGCCCACACTCCATCCTCATCCTGCATAGCTTCTGTCACGGTTTTTGCAATCGCAAGGTATCCAAGCGCATCGGTGTAATTGTCATCGACTCGTGGATCCTCAGCTTGTCTGCTGATTTTGACCAGGCACATACATATTGCAACTTCATTTGGTTGTATTGGATAGCCAAGATAAGCCGACCAGAGTTCGGCAATGCGTTTATGGTTTCCGATTGGGTGGCCATAATTAGCGCCTCTACTGTGGAGGGTGTCGATAACATTTGCAAAGAGTTGCTCAGTTTTTGTCATAGTCAAATACCTCATCTGACTTCAACTTAGTATTCATTAGTCTGCGATGAGATTCCCAGCCCTGGGCACGGCCTTTCCAGTACCCATTTTGGAATGCTGTGTCTTTAATTTCGTGAATGATCCAGGCAATAATAAATACAACCATTATTCCCCACATAATTACATAACCAAGATCTTTTAAGTCAGCGTATAGGTTCATACGTTCACCAGTGTTTTGCGCAGGTGGCAAGGGCTGGCGTAGCTTGTTAACAACACCCAATCGCCCGTACCTTCATCGCTATGTATAGCGTGGTTAGATCCCATTACGTTAAGAAACGCCTGGGCCATTTTTAAGGCAGCGTAATTGTCAAACCAGTACGCATACTTCCAAGTTAGCAATGGCGCAGGTTCAAATCTATCTACCTGCTTTTCCCAATCCTGGCCGTTCCATTCCATTGAGGTAATCCATAGCTGCTCAAAGTCAGCCGCCTTTATATCAATCTGTATTTTCATTTGTAGCCCATCTGTACCACTACTGTGCTTCGTGGTATGGGCTTAGTATTGCACCTGTGTACGACTTTGTGGATTGTTTTGGTGCATATTTGTATAACGGTTTGGTAACGTTTTACCTGTAATACCTGCCGAGTGCGGTAAATGAGCCATCCTTTGGATCGATAGGCACTAACGTGGGTGTTAGCGTCTTTCCCTCGGACTCGAGTATAGCAAACCCATTCTGCCAATTAGCGCTGTTATAGCGAATATAGCCCGCCTTCTTTCTATCCATAAGATTACCTACCTCGACCCCATATAAGGCCCTGTAATGGCCGTTTACGCCCTCTGAGTAGGCACTCATGCCCAGCCTGTGCGAATGCCCCGCTAAAACAGACTTACCAAACTTCTTAGCCAAATTTAAGGCCGTAATACCTGCGTGCTGGCTCATACTTCCCTCATCCCCGTGGCAGAGTATCCAGTCTGGGTGGAACTCATAAGCCTTGCGGTGGTAGGTCATGCCCATATCGGCAAAGCCCATAAAGGCAGGGTACTGTAGCTCAGGCAGATTGATTAGGCCTGGTACCTTTAATAAAGTGTTATATAAGCGATCAGAATGATTGCTCCTGATAATATGCATTTCTGGACTGTACTCACCGATATCCCAGAGTATCTGCTTGCATAGTTCACGGTCAGCGTGTAAATCCTCGCTATAAGCCAGAGGTGTTCCTTCACTCCATTTGCTAATCGATTGAAAGTCAATCTCGTCGCCAACCACCAGTACAGAATCAAACTTCTCCCGCCTGGCTAGCTTGATGATATTCTTTACGGCAGAATCCAATTGATATGGAACCTGCAGGTCGGAGATTACTAGCCAACGCTTAATCGTCTTCCTCGTCTGGAGTAGGGATAGTTGGGATAATTCCCTTGTCGCCTACGATCAAGTCAGGCATTGATTCAGGGCTATCCATGAGATACAGCGCAACGGACTCGGAGAAACCCGCTTTACGTGCTGCTTTGTACATCTCGTGTTTGGCAATGTAAAACACTTCTAATTTACTTAATG